CCATATGGGAGGATGAAAGTAAGAATTTGTTTGAGGCAGAATGGTCACTATCCCGAAATGGGAACTATCTGCGTAAGAATAGCAAGCCTAATTGGGTAGTGTTCTCAGATGATGATATACAAAGCGGTAAGGAACCCAATGATGATAGGACTTCCAGGAATGTCCTTCATTATCCGGCAAATGCGAAAGCGGGTTATCAGACATGGGAACAAGCTATTGAAAGCCTAAAATTCCATGTTGAGAATATCCGTAAGAATTTCTTTGTTCAACTGCAATTGCCGGATATGTCGATGGAAAGCATGAAAGCCTCCCCCATGTCCGGTGAAGCCCGGAAAATGATGTTTATTGACGGCCAGTTGAAAGTTACCGATGAAAGCGGCATATGGCTTGACGTGTTTAGTCGGGAAATAAATGTAGTGAAAGCCTTCATGAAAAAGATGTACCCGTCATTAGTTAGTGCGATTGACAATATGGATGTTGAGGTAATCATTACCCCATACAACATTAAGGATGATGCGGAACAGATTAACAATTTCTCAAACGCTACCAATGGAAAAGCAATAGTTTCAAGGAGAACCGCTATCAAGAAACTTGGAATAGTTGACGATGTGGATGAAGAAATTGCGCAGATAGAAGCGGAAGAAGCACAAGAGAATATGTCCGCAATAGAGGAACCTACTATCTGATTGATTTATTATGGAAGCAAGTAAATTCGATAAGAAACATATCGCCAACCTTAATAGAATTGCGCGTGAGATAGATACCCTATACTCGGAAATCATCAAAGAAATTGCCCAAATTGGCGAGCGTTCCGGATTCACCGGGGAAAAGCCTTTCTCCTTTGATGATTTTCCGGGATTAAAGTCACGTGTTGACAAACTGTTTGAGAAATTACATCAAGGAATTTATGAAACAATAACGAAGGGTAATGAGGAAGCGTGGAATTTAAGCTGCGATAAAAACGATTCTTGGGTTGATGAAATAACTTTATCAAGCCGACTGACAAAAGCGCAAATTTCGCAATTTAAACCACGAAATTTGGAGGCTTTGAAATCGTTTCAGACCAGGAAAATAAACGGCATGGGATTATCTTCGCGGATTTGGAAAATAGTTGATAGTGGTATTTCTGAATTTGAGCTTGCTTTGGATATTGCTTTGGGGGATGGACGGAGTGCGGCGGCATTAAGCCGGGACATACGGCGCTATTTGAAAGAACCCAAGAAACTGTTTCGGAGAGTGAGGGACAAACACGGAAACCTTGTTTTATCCCAACGTGCAAAGAACTATCATCCCGGCCAAGGCGTGTACCGTTCATCTTATAAAAACGCAATGCGATTGTCGCGCAGCGAAGTGAACATTGCCTACCATACGGCAGATTACGAGAATTGGAAAGGAAATGCCCTTGTTTTGGGATTTGAAATCATCCTTTCAAACAATCACCCGGTAACGGATATTTGTGACGAATTGGCCGGGAAATATCCGAAAACGTTCAAATTTGTAGGCTGGCATCCGCAATGCCGATGTGTAGCGGTTCCTATTACACCCAAGTTTGAGGACTTTATCAAATATGAAGAAGCTATTCTTGCTGGCGAAGATGTTTCTAATTATCAATTCAAGGGCCGAATAAAGAAGGTTCCGCAAAAGTTCAAGGTATGGTGCAGAGAAAACCAAGAGCGAATAAAGAAGATGACCGCGAAAGGGACATTGCCGTATTTCTTGAAGGACAACGAACAATTCTACAAGGCGGCTGCGTAAAAAGAAACCCGTGTAAGAATAATCCTACACGGGTAAACTTTGTCTAAAAGTCTCTGATTATAAAGAGGCCGCACTTAATTCAGCCCCCATTTTTTTTATAGCTTTCAGTATCTTATTAGTGGTTCTTTCTCCTGCATAAGCTACACCACTCTTATACTGTCTCATTTTACTTTCATTTATGCCTGCATATTGGGCAAACTTACTGACATTAATCCAATCAAAGTAGTTAAAGAAGGAAGCTATATCAAATTTAAACGTTACTTGCATATCGGTAAATTCATCCGGTAGCATTCCCATTTCTTTTTTTATCATTTCTTTTGCTTCATCTATACTAAATATAAAATTAGCCTTTGCAGCTTCTACACTTTCACCATACCCACCGAAGCTATAGTGGTTTATTTCTTTCTCCGAATAAATGGAATAAAATCCATCATTCCCTTTTTTCACAATAGCCGTTACTTTCATATCCGTTATGCTTCATCACCATGTTCTAACAAATATTCAGGAGCTATATCAGCCCCATTTGCCCAAAAAATCGTACCGTCTATTCCGTATCGGATAAATTCATTTTCATCTTCCAACTCTTTGTATGCTGGAAGTTTCAAAAGCGGTGTTAAATCCACCTTTCTTTTTTCTCCATTATTGAAAGTACACAAGAGGGTGTGTCCTCCCAAATAATCTGCTGATAAAACTTGTAATATCATAATCGTTTATATTTTATCGTTTAATTTTTTCTATCTTATCTCCCTTTTGTGCCTTCTCCCATATTTCAAGGAGTTGTGTTTCGTGTTCATCAATATATTCATTGATAACGCGGATTGTCTTTGAACTTCCTTTGCCTTCAACCATTCTGTCTTTTATGGTTATAGTAAACCATTCGCCACCGTCTTTAATATGCAGGTGGGGCGGGTTGTGGTCTTGGCCGTACATATAAATTAGAATTCCACGTATGATGTCTATTGCACTCATAAATATTATTCTTTATTTTTAATGCTACAAAAGTAGCGATTACGTTACTTTTTACAAAATAAAAGGGTAACAAAATCGCTACCCTTTCACTTTTTTAACGATGTAGTCAGAACGGAAGCTCATCAATCATAGGCCTACAATCCTTAACTATGAATTTGCTGACTTCAAACGATTTAACGGAACAAAGGACATAAGCCTTTTTATCCAATGTTTCAGCCAGCCGTTTTGCTTCATTCTCTGCACTTTCAATACTTTTGTGTTTATATGCCGGAGTGTTCTCCCCTTCGACAAACACCATAAAAAAAGGACTTTCTTTCATGTCTGATTTTGGAAAATTTTCGATTTTCATAATCTGTTTGGTATTAGTTAAAAATCATACTCAAGCTTATTAAAATTATCAATCAAGTAGTTATCATAGCAAGTGTCACACATTGAAAATGGTGCAAAACAATTGAATCCGTTAACCTCATATTCTTTTCCGCAATTTTCGCAGATACGGATTTCTTTAAGTTCCTCATTGTCGCTCATTTCTTTTTCGTTTTAAGCTTTTTCAATCTACATCATTAATACTAATTTCTCCTTTCAATACTCGTTCTACCTGCCGGTCAAGTAATTCTTGAAATTCTATTTGGCATATAAGAGAGCAATCCGGTATAATCTCTTTTACTGGGTCTCCCCGCCACGTTGGTAGTTCATCCAAGAAGATGCACCCGTCTTTATCTTTCAGACACGTTGCACCTACTTCTCGTTCAATCTCAGCCATTCGAGCAAATACTTCCGGAAAGTCCTTCCGTATCTTATTCCAATAGCCCATGCCACCTTTAACGCAACCGATACAATTATTGTTATTATAGCCCATCTTGTACATGGCTGGGATTTCAATGCCGGCCTTCCAAAGCATTCCCATTGCATCCTTTTTGGTTATCTGTCGCTCGATAAGTGGGAACAACGGCTTTGTATCAGGATATTGCTGTTTAAAGCGGATAGCTCGATTGATTTCTTTCGGGTCAAAGTCGAATCCCCAAACTTGACCGTCCCAATTTCCCAACTCTTTTTCCAGCTTGTAACGGACTTGTTTCTTTAGTTCGAATGTGCAAGCTGCACCAGTAGGACCATTGATGTACCGTTTTTTAATCAGTACATCTTTTACGTTAAAAAACTTATCGCTGCGAATGGTATGAATTGGCTGCCCGTACCATCTCTCGCAATCTGAGATAAATCGGACATTATCAGGATGCCCGGAACCTGTTTCGATGTAGTAAATCTGCACATCATCATACAGACTTAGTGCTATCTTACAAGCTACTGCGGATGTTACACCGCAACTAAACCAAGCTATTATCATTTTATTCCTTTCTTCTCTTATTTACTCATTGTTTCTTTGCTTTACTTGTTCAACCAAAAACTTTCTAAAAGCATTTTTGTACTGGCTGTGAATGATTTTATACTGATGTGATAAATTAGGCAATTGCTTGTACCCTTTACCATGTAAGAACTTGGCTACAAGTTCAATCTTTTCACGGTTACTGAAACCTCTATCTTTGCACATATTCGTTATACAAACATTCGCCTTGCTGGTAGGCTTCTTTTCAACCGATGGCATGTATTCATGCCTGCCATAAGCGTGCGTTCTCGGATAACCGACTGCATCACCTAAATACTCACCAGTAATAAAATCAAATTCACCGCTAATTAAGCTGTCTGCTATTTCGCCCATATTCTTTACTCCTTTCCTTTTTTCTGTTGTCCTTTGCGCAATACCTCATGTTTTGAGATGGTGCATTTTCTTGTATTCTTTGGATTGCCTGGTTCAATCCCGGCTTTCCATAAAGTCGGAAGTTTACAACCTATCTGAAATGGAGTGAACTTCTCGTAAATTGCGGCAAGAGAACCAAAGAAGTGTTCCCGCTTTCCTTCAACCGGAACTGCGAACTTTACTTTAATGATGTAAGATTTAGTTATTTTTCCCATTTTCCCAATTTCTGATATTTTTGTTTGTCACTTTGATAATTTATCAAGAACGAATATTATTCTACGTAAAAACAAAGGAAAACAATGTTATTGTGTTGACGGCTGCAAGAAATTACCTGCAAGCCGCCTTGATTACTTCCTTTTTCATTATGCTGTTTTTAATTGTTCAACAGTGACCGGAACAACACGCGCACAAGCGTAGTAAGAATTGTCGGTAAGTTGCCTTTGCCATGCCATAAAACGAGGCGACCAACGGAACCCGTTGCTTTTCAACTTGGAAATAGTTTCTGAATCCGGTTTTCCGGGAAAGATTATTTGCAACCTATCTTCGGAGAAGTTTTTCACCACTTTTCCACCTTCAAATTCAATCTCAACATCTTCTTTGTTCGTCTTTTCTTCTTGTGCCTTGCACACAACTTTTGCCATCTCTACGAGCTTAAAAAATTTGTGACGTTCCGTGATGATTGATGATTGCTTGTTCAGTTCGCGAACATAAGCAATAGCTTTCTCTACAGTTGCAACATCACCTCGCTTTGCGTATGTTTCAACTTTACCGTATATGCTGGAAACAAACAGAGCCTTGTTATACCCTCTTTCAGTTCCTTCATTGATACCCTTGATTGTGCAAGCGGAAGAATAAATTGAGCGTTTGAGCCGCATCCATTCTTCGTTTTTTCTCTGTTCGGATGGTTTAGCTTCTTCAATCCGGCGGGCAATTGCTTTGAGAGCCTTTTCCCGCCATTCTCTGAACTCCCTGCATGATGCATCGTAAGAATTGTTGGCCTTCTCATTTCTACGAGTGGGAAAACGCGCCGGCCCGGTAATCATCGCGCTCATTATACGGGAATGTTTGCTAAACAGAGTACGAACCCAATCCTTATACTTCGTGATGTAACGTTCCTTCTCACTTTCCGGCATATTTGCGAGGTCAGAGTTCAACTCCTTTTCATAATCGCGAATGTACTGTGTGGCGCGTTCATCCGGGACGAAACTTGTAGAGTAGAAGGCATTGTAAGCCGCTTCCCAAAGTTCTTCAAGGTTTACTTCATACTTCCATGAAAGGATTTCCCACATTGAAAGTTCATTGTCATATATCACAATAGAATCACCAAAACCCGGTCTTGATGCAATATGCGCATAATCTCTACGCATCATATTCCCGCCTAAGTCTTGTCCTCTCCATTCAAAAAGCCATTCTCCGTATTCCGGATGCTCTATTTGTCTAACAGTCGCTGCTCTATGGCAGTTCTTTTTACTTAAAATTACTTGATTTTCCATGTTGTTGTGGAGTTTTGCCCGGCTGGTTAGACCGGGCGTGACCTATCAATAATTTGCTTTCTTTTGTTTGGTGTTTGCAACGAATGTCTTGTTAGAGCCTTTGAGGTTTATTTCCCCAAGGTTTTCCCAATCTCCGTTTACCCAAATTTTTGTAATACAAGAACCCTTGTACTTATCAAGATTGGCTTTTATGAGTTTCTTTGCCAGAGCAAGAGAGTAGAACGTGAAAATGTCTTTCCAATCTTCGCACTCGACATCGTATTCCCATCTCTTTAGTTCCTTGTTGAACTTGTCACCAATGTATTTATGGTATACAGGCTCAGTGAAATATACTGTATATTGTTTCATTGCGTTGTTGATTTATGCAGGGCTTTCGCTCTGCTATTTGAATTTATCTTACTTCGTAATAAGGTTGTTCGCCTCTAATAACTCTCTTTGCATCTGCAATACTGATATACAGCTTTGATTCATCATTGTCTATGATAGCGAATTCTTGATGAAAGTCATCTTCAAACATTGTTATTGTGTGGCCTTTGTAACCAACTTCTTTGATGATATTCCTTGTCATAATTATTCGATTACTTGTTATAAAATGACACCTGCAATCCGCGTCTTAATTTACATACGCATTTGTCAAGGCCTGCCTTCAAAGCCCGGTCAATAAATTTATTCAAAAGCTCAATTCCGATAAGAGCGATTAATCCAGCAACGCCTACCAGCTTATTAATCCGGTTCCCGTTTTCATCTACTCCGTAGACTTTCATACGGAAGTTGCGATTGATGAATGTTTTCGTGTAGTTTAGAATACCTTTTTTCATTGTTGTTGTGAATTTAAGTTCTAAGTACCTCATTGTTAAGTACATGGCGAATATAGAAAGTTATTTTAAAATAGCAATATTTATGTCAAATATTTTTATAACCTTTTCATGTTATTTATATTCGTTTACCTTTGCTTGTTAAGTTCTTAATTAAATAAATCGTGCTAAATAAAAGCTTATTATATAAGCTAAAAGGCAAATATCCATTAGTTTTGTATAAACTAATTAGGTGATTTAATATGAGCATAAAACGTTTTATCTTGGATTCGTTGAAAACCAAGTTTGCTGGGATAGACGAAAAAGTATTGAGCAGGATAGCGGCAACAGCCGTAAAGACTGTAAAGAATGAAGAGGAAGCCAAAACTTATGTCGAGGAACTTACTCTACAACAAGTGATTGATAGCTATTCAGATAGCCGGGTGACTGATGCAAAGGAGAAGGCTATAAAGAGCTATGAGGAAAAATATGGTCTGAAAGACGGTAAACCCGCCAACCCAGATGAAGAAACCGGAAGTGAAGGAAACGAAGATGGGAATGGTGGAACAAATGGAAACGGTAAAGTTGACAAAACAGAAGGTAATACGGGTAATGAAGATGTTCCGGCTTGGGCTAAAGCCCTTATTCAATCAAACAACGCATTGAAAGAAGAACTGTCGGCGATGAAGGCAGGAAAAGTTGCCGATACCCGGAAGGCTACTTTGGATGCACTATTGAAAGATGCCCCCGAAAAAACGAAAGCGGCCTACTTGAAGAACTTTAACCGTATGCAGTTCAAGGATGATGCGGATTTTAATGAATGGATTGAAGAAATCACTCCTGACATTGAAGATGCAACAACCAGCCAGGCTGCAAGCGATGGTGTTGTCGGAAGGCCAAAAACTGGTGCAAGCGCAGGGAATGACGGGAAACCAAGTCCATTCGTTCAAGCGCGAGTGAATGCAAGAAAGGCCGAAACGGTTGCCCCGGCCATTGTTGGGCTACCAAAAACAAGTGAGTAGTAATGAAAGATAGATTTTCTTACAACGAAGCAGAAGCGGCAGACCCGATTCGTATTGAACAAGTGTTTGCTGAAAAGCCGGGCGGCGGTCTTGTTGTCGAGCCGGGTTTTGATGCTCCCGAAACTACTGCGGTAGGCTTGAACTCCGATGGGAAATATGCGGTAATTAAGTCATACCGTTTGCTTGCTGATGTAGGTGCCGAGGATAGCACTATCAACATAGCCAAAGGAAGCGGTATCGTTTCCGGTGATGTTTTGGGCTATGGTAAAAAAGCGGTTGCTTGTACCAAGGTAGATACATCGGCAAATGATAAAGATGTAGTTACCGTAACTATGGGAGTTGTAATAAAGAAAGGTGAAAGCCTTTATCAAGCAAAAGCGGCCCATGATTCTGCTGCTACACCAATTTATACCCCCGAATACATTCTTGGAAACAAGATTTTCGGCGGCAAGGGTGAACAGCCAGTGCGTCTGATTAATGGCGCAAATGTGAGAAAGGAAACGGCTTGTATCGGTAAGGATATTGAAGCCATGTTACCAACTATTAAATGTGTATAACTATGGGACAGATGAACGCTCCTTTGTTTGACATCGACCAACCCGGTTTGGAGTTGGAAGTCAATTCATACGTGCCCGGTTTAGGGCTTGCATGGCCGCAGCTTTTCCCTCTGAAATATACTCCCAAATTCGACCTTAAAGGAATTGAAGGGGATGAGGGTATTCCCGTATCTGCAGACCGTGTTGCCTTCAACACGAAAGCTCCGAAGAAAACCCGCAAAAAGGTTGGTTCATGGAGCGGTACATTAGGAAAAATTGAGATTTCGCGCGAGAAAGACGAAATTCAGATTAACGAATACAACGACTTGCAGGCCATTGCAGCCGTTAGCGATGACCCATCCACTGCCCAGCATCTTGTTGATATGACTTATGATGATGTGAAGTTTTGCGGTGACGGTATGGATTATCGTGTTGAAATTGACGCAATGCGTATCGGTTCTCGCGGAAAGCAGGTCTTGACTGTAGATACTAATTGAAAAGTGCGCCAATATTCCAGTTGAAAATTGCGCCAC